TTATAAGGCTTTCGAGTGCACAAATTGATCCAAGGGGCACACCGGGGGCAAGGCATCCGGTAAGTTTTGATTAATGATATCCACCTGATTTTTACTCATTTCTCCAATCCACTTCCCGTAAACCTCATAAACCATTTTTGCGTTCTCATGACCCATCTGGCTGGCGATAAAGGACGGATTGGCACCCGCAGACAGTGACCAGCAAGCATAAGTATGGCGCGACTGATATGGATCACGAGCGCGAACACCCGCTTTTTTCAGCCCATTCTCCCAGGAGTAAGCAAGGGAGTTTCTCGCGTAATGGCCTTTACTTTTCCCAGTACGTTTTGGAGGCACAAATACAAAGCGCAGTCCAAGTGGTTCAGTCCGCCCAGGCTCCCGGTAGTGCAGGATGATTTGCTTTCTGGCCATAGCACCGGTGATCCTGAATTGCTCGCGTAAAGCCTCAAGCGCTGGCTTGAGCAAGGAGACGGTTCGGATACCAGCATCCGTTTTAGGCAGCACAAAAATATTTTTATTGGTGAGGTTTCGCCTGACATTAATCTCCTCTTTCTGGAGATCAACGTCTTCCCATGCAAGAGCCGCCAGTTCTCCGTGACGCAAACCAGTGTGAATGGCGATTGTCCAGAGCAGTACCGCATAACGTGACCTTGTCAGAGAAGATATAAACGCAAGATATTCGCCAGGTAGAAGCGGATCCGGTGGCTCTTTGGTTTTCTTCAACCACCTCAGACCTTCATAAGGGGTATGCTTGATGAAGTTACTGCGATAGGCAAGTTTGAGAATGGTGCTCAGTGCGCTCATCATCCCGTTAACTGTGGAAGCAGCTCTCCCGGACTTATTGAGCGAAGAATGGATCGGATGAACAACATTGCCTGTGAGCAAGTCATTGCGATAGCGCAGTAAATCAGAGTGCTGGATATCGATTAATAAAGTGTTATCCCCAACCACACGCCGAAGTGTTTTTACAACTGACGTGAGTGAATCGAAAGTTGCTGCGGAGATTTCGTAACGCTTGGCCTCCATAAACATGTCGCAAAGCTCACCAAAAGCTGTGATTTTCTTCGTTGAAGAGAATTTTTTTAAAGCCTTTGACTCAGGGAATCGCTCTGCATATTCGAAAGTACCAAGCTGAATTTCACTTACGATGACTGCGCGAAGGTTGCCAGCTTTGCGCAAATTACCACTCGTGACAACCCAACCCTGAAGTACCTCCCGGCACCGAATACCACGATAAATGAAGGAGATTCGTATCTTTCCGTTGTGTAATTCAACGCCGGTTGGAAAATTCATCAGAGTTCCTGCACTAACTGGTTAATCTTGGGTAAGTTGTACCAGAGCAATCCTTTAGAATTGTCTGTATGCCCCTGGGCGGTAAGGCGTTTGAAGTGAACTCCCTCCACCCAGAGTTTCAGACGATAGTTTTTGATTTGCCCTTCATTAAGGCCCGTTCTTTCTGTGAGCCTGGCCTCAACAACCCACTCTTCGTTAAAAATCACCTGTGCCATCGTTCACCTCAGGTAACCGGCATAAGTATATGTATGCCGGTTTTTAGTCGTTGATATTTCGGTTTCAGCTTGCCTGGCCGGGCAGGGAACGCAGGCGACGCATTCCGATCATTGCAGTGGCCACGTAACTGGCTTTACGGTTTACCACCTCCACCCAGACCTTCACGCCTTCCACTCTGACCGTATATGTCTCTTTCATCTTGCTTCGTCCGTAGTCGCCATAGCGTTGCTGGTGGGTTGCCAGGGCGATGTCGCAGGCCTGGCGCGCTAACGGTGACTGCTTGCTACCACGGTTAATCAGTCGCATGGTCACCGCCTTCTGGGTTGGATGGTTGACGGAAAACTGCTCCGCTTGGCGACCAGTCGCAATATGCATCGGTTTCGGTATGCCCGAAAATTGCCTTACAGCGGCGAATATGGGCGCAATCGCCGCAGGTTTTACCCTTCGGTAGTTGAATTTTGTCTGGGTCGGCCGGGTTATAATTCAGCTCAGTCATTCCAGGCCTCCAGCTCGTTCTGAATCTCTTCGTCGATCTCGTCATTGCTGGCCTCTTCATTGAGGTAGCTCAGTGCTTCTTTCCTATACTGCTCACGACGGCTGCTGTCGTACCAAACTGAGAACTCTGGAGACCAGCCACTGTCATCGCCGTTTTCAGCAAAAAAAACATGCATTGCGTTGTTATAGGCCAGGTTCTCTACCATGCAGTCAGCAGTTGTCAGGGCGCATTCACGGATATAGCCTCGGAGATCGCGCTTATGCCACCACGGACTCACCTTCGAATCACAAAGCCCTTTGAACTCAACTTCCCAGCGGCGGATGCAGCGTGCATTTAGTGATTTGCTCATGTCGTTACCGGGAGTGCGAACCCTCCCGCCTCCCTTAACCTACGTATTCCGGTTTCATGTCGGCCAGGGTGATGCTGAACTGATCGTGCAGTTCATCCCCCAGGTGACGTCTTGCTGATGCCAGTACGCGCTCAGCTTCCTCAAATCGCGATGCGGCGCCGGGTTCATCCGGAGACGGGAGGGAGTTGATCGCGGCCTCCACTTTGTTGCGGGAATCCACCAGGTAATAACGCTTCACAGCTTTGTTTTTCAGCTCTGTGAACAGGGCGGTACCCAGTGTTGCTTTGGCGCTCTCAATGTCAGCCCGTACCGCTTTGGCGTTATCTACATCCTGAGCACCCTCAATGCGATCCCGGAATTCGTCAGCCAGAACATCGATGTTGGTTGCTGCTTCCTGCGCGCTTTGTGTGGTTGTTACGTTGTCACCTGAAATGTCAGAGAGGGAGACGTGCTTCGGCGCCGGGTTAATTTCCTTCTCAGTGCGTTGCTCAACCTCATCAGGGGTGTACACCCCAAGAACAACCGCAGGGCAGTACAGGCGTGCCCAGTATTTGAGGGCCAGATATGCGATCTGCTGTTTCGGATTAGATACCCATAGTGGCGAGTTCCGCGTAATTACACTGGACAGGAAGACCGGCTCTCCCCAGGTAATTTCACTTTCACCACGAATTACGGCGCCAACACGCACTGACAATCCTTGCTCATCGGCACTGCTCCAGCCGCGCACCATTTCTTTCTTGTCGTACGTCCCGCCACCTTTCGCCGGCTTCTTGACGATCTCCTCGCGGCTGGTAGCACATTTCGACCAATCGCCATCGTACTCATAGTGAAAGCGTCCCACGATGGCGTTGGAGCTGGATATCACTGCGTTTACCAGTTGAGCTTCGTAGCCCAGGACACCGTTAACCAGGTGTGTTTTCTGCGCTACGGCGTAGGGATTCATACCCCACTGCATAGCCTGCATAATGATAGCCATGCAGTCCGCCGGATTACCGCGTAGGTGCTCTGGTACCGTTACGGCTGCCTGTGCCATCAACCCGGCAACGGCCTGAAGCTGGGTTAATGCCTGAACATTGAAGATGGCATTGCTGGCTGAGATAGTGTTTGGAGCCTGCTGCTCCGCAGTTACAATATTCATGTTTTCCATCGTCATTCCCCTTATGCCTGAGTACGCAGCGCTTCAAGGCGGCGCAGGTCGAAATCGTTAAGTTCGTCGGTGTAATCGGCGGTGATAGGCGCTGGCCATTCGCCAGTGTCGAAACCGGCAGCGATGGCGCGCATGGATTTGCGGTACTCGAGCATTCCCAGTTCCAGCAGCTCAGCTGATGCCTCGATAATGGCGATCCAGTGGTAGTTCTCGTCTTTGTTGACGAAAATCCAGAAGAACTGATCCAGCGCCGCGGTCTCGCAGTACATGGCCGCGCTCAGGTGGTAATCGCGTTCAATGATTTCCCGGTGAAGCCTGGCGCGCAGGCTTTCCTGCTTAACGTTCCACATACTGATGGTTTTCAGGTCAGCGCCAATTCGCACGCCATCCAGGTCGATTTCAAGATCAGGGCGCACTCGCACTTCAAGCCCGGTTTCTTCGTCAAAGCCGAAATAACTAACCTCAACGGCGCGGCTCGGGTGCTGGAGCAACATCCCGGCTGTCGGGTGCGCCAGAAGGGCAGACTGAATAGCCTGAGCGGTAGCCAGTTGTTGGCGCGTAACCAGAATCTTTTCGCCCGGGTTCTCGCGCCACGCATCCAACAGTTCGTCAGCGAATACAGCCTCCGGGTTAACAGACTTCACCGCCTGGATCATGTCTGCTTTGGTACCGGACACTTTCAGCGGTACCGGCTTCTGTGCTTCCTGTGCTACCAGGTCGGGATTGATGATTGCCAGCTGTTCAAGCAGTGCGTCACGGCTGCCGCTGGTTTTAACTGGTGCTGGCAGGGTGGCGTTGTACTCTTTGATGCAGGCCTTCATAGCAGAGGCGGTCTGCTTCTGATCTGCCTCGATACGCTGGAATTCAGCTGGCAGCGCCATGTAGCTCTGAGCAGTTTCTTCCAGGCTGCCACCCATCGGCACTGGTGCGGGCAGGGTGGCGTTGTACTCTTCCAGCAGTGTTTTGATATCGTCAGCACTCAGAAGTACTGGCAGGGTGGCGTTATGGGTGTCGATGAACTCCCTCAGGGTGGCGGTGGTGGTGAATGCGCCTTCAGGGATAACCGGCTCTACGCTGAATTCCTCGTCGAGGTTTTCCGGCTGGAGCGCCAGACCATGCACCAGATTGCCCATATCCAGTACTTTGGATCCTTCACGCGGGATCGTCTTCTCTACATGGCGCGCGTTGAAGTACATCAGGCTCACCCGGGCGTCTTTCACCTGTGTGCTGCTGATGCCGTTGGCGGCGTGGTAGACGTTGTTCGGCAGGCCTTCATAGCGTCCCGGTTCGACGTAGGCCGGGTATTCGGAAACCGGTTCGTTCTGCTGTACTTCCGGCTCGTTTTGTACCTGAAGTGGCGCATTCTGGTTTACTGAATCGCTGTTTTGGCTGACAGATACCGTTTTCTGGTTAACATCCGCCTGTTCCTGGTTAGCGAGGCTTGGCGCTGCTGCCGCCAGAATATCTGCCGGCGCTACGGTAACTGTTTGCGGATCAGCTGCATCAGCGCTTCCGCCTGTTGGTACCGAATCAATAACTTCGACTTTCTCTGGCTGAGCCGTTTCCATCTGCACATCGCTGGTGGTCTCCTCATTAACTGGTGAACGGTCATCGTTTTCTGGTTGTTTTTCGTTCATCAGGCCATCAATGGAGAACATGCCACCACCGAGATTTTCAACCTGTGGCTGCAATTCGTCTTTAACCCACTTTGGATCCGCCGGGTCGCTGATACCTTCGACGAATTCACCGCGTTGTGCAGCCAGCTTCTTGTCGGTTTCTTCACGTGAAACTTCAGGTGCTGGCAGAGATACCAGATCGACAGCAGCGTTGAACTCAGCAGTCATCGTCTGGTTAACAAACTCCAGATGTGCTGCCGGGGTGTGGTGAATGTTTTCAGGCGCGATACGTACCAGGTTAAAGATGGCCGCGCGGTTTACGGCCAGAACACCGGGTTGATTGCGCAGGATGGTGCTCCATGATTTCCACGGCTCTTCTTTTTTGGCCACGATCTCTTTGGCTCGCCGGTGAATGCTGACCGGAATTTCGAGATGGTTGAAGTCCATCGGCAACAGGGCACAGGCAATCTCCATATCGAGAGTGTCCAGGGTGTGATGCGCGCCTTCACCCCGGTCAGTGACATAGCCTCCATCTGCATTGGTGCCGGAATCAGTGCGCTGAACATTTCTGATGCGATTGCCAGCAGCCCACTCGCGAACCAGGATGCCGCGATCGATGTGCTCTGTGTTGAACCAGATCCTGATGAATTGCATAACAAGAGCCAGTTCAGTTCTTTTCCCTTCAACCGGGAAGACAGTTTTCAGCGCGGCCACAACCCGTGAGATGTCTATCTCAGAAGCATTCTTGAAAAACTCCACGTTCTCAGCAGCCAGCAGCAGGTTCTGCACATAGCTGTTATCAGCATCCAGTTCGAGTTCCTGGATGGTTTTCTTCTGTTCTGCATCGATGTGATATGCATATTCATCAGAAATAAATTGGGCAAGAATGCGCTGGCGCAGGGGGAGGGTTGCCACGGTAATCAGTGCAGGCGTAGTTGTAGAAGGGACGCTTTCATCCTTAACAACAACCTCTGGTTGTTTATCAAAAAGCCATTTGTGAGTGGTGAGGGTTCTGTTTTCAGGCGCGCTGACCCATTCAGCCATAAACTCTTCGAATGAACTGACGGTATAAACCTGATCGCGCTGGAACACTTGTTTAATTGCACTCACAAGATTCCACTCAACATGGGCGGAAAGCTCCTTGATATCAGGAACGTTAGATGCTGCCAGTACCATATTCTGCACATACTGGTTGCTATCATCGCTTTCCATCTGCCCGATCTGGATGTGCTGCTCTTCGCTGATTTCCTTTTCTTCAGTGTCATTAATCAGGTGTCCGATGAGGCGTTGCGGGAGGCGCAGGCGCGATACCGGGCGGAGTAATGCTGGTTTTACTTCCTCTGTACTGTTGCCTTCGCTAGCCGCAACTTCAGACTTGCCGGCATCATGATGCTGCGCGTCACCCGCCAGCAGTTTAATTTTCCAGGTACGCTGGTCTTCGTCCAGTTCATAGCGTTTACACCATGAATAATCCACGGTGCCTTCATCAGGAAGGTCGTTATATACCGGGAAATCGGTACGAACCGGCTTCTGATAGTCCTTGCCACGGCCAGTTTCAATGCCGCCATCTTCCAGCTCTACATCAAGCTGTAAGTTCGCGCGGGCTTCTGATTTAGCAGTGAACCAGATTACGGCATCTTCTTTGCCGGATTTCTGCGTAGCCTTAACTACATAGAAAAATTCCATGTGAGATCCTCTTTTTTGGATGTAAGATCCCCGGGCCAGAGATAGCGCCCATTGGGTGTTGTTTTGGTTTGGTAAAAAATCCGGTGGAACTTTGGTCGGTGTCACCGGGCGTACAGGCCGCCTTGCGCGGCTTTTACGTTAGCTTTCGTGGGCCATCTGGTCGTACGAAGCACAACGTTCAGAGCAGTATTCTTTTTCTTTGCGCGCCAGCTGTGAGCCGTTGCGATAGAGAAGGGTACTTTTGACTACTTCCTCCGGTTTTACCGGTTTACCGCAGTACCCGCATTTCGTGGCGTTACACATCTGGATTCCCCTTTTGCGCCAGCAGGTAGCACAAGCGGCGAAGAATCACCTCAAAGAAGTTCAATTTAACGGCCTGCTGCCGTCCTGGTTTGCGTGCGAAATCAATCATTCTCACCCTCGTGTGCCTTATCGCCGGCCAGCGGAACGTTTACACCTGATGCGCGTTAATCTCTCCACCTCATCCGACTGTTCGTATGCCGTCGGCGGCTACTTCGTGGGCGTCCTGCCTTGGTGGTTCGTAGTGCGTCTTGGTGATTGAATATTAAGCCTTAGACTTAATTAATGTCAAGCCTAAAGCGAAGTGTGATTGTAAGTTTCAGGCTTAATCGTGATGTTCACCGGATTGCAGGCAAAAAAAATCCCGACGCTAAGGCCGGGATTGGAGAGTTCGTGGTAGGAGTTGGAGGAGGGTATAAAAAAACCGGCGCGGGGGCCGGATAATAATTACTGCTTTTTACTATCAGCAGCCTCAATTAACTGCTCAACTGTAAGAACTGGTTTGAATCTATCTAAAGTTTCAAGAAACCTTTCCTTTTCTCCATCAGGAGTCATCCTTAGAAGCATAGTCAGTTCACCGAGGTGTCGAGTTAGATCGTTATAGCCAGCGTTACCAGTAAGCCACTGATGCCATTTTCCGCCTTTTTTCTTTTTGATTTCCTGAAGCTGCGCTCTTACCCCTGGGGCTAATCGGTCATAGACGATATTCCTTATGACCCCTGCAAAGACAGGTGGATAAGCCCCTGGCTTTTCGGGCATGCTGTAGCCCCATACCCGACAAAGCTCCTCAAAAAAGTCCAATTGAAAGGTTTTTAGCCATGGTCGCATTTCTTTAGAGATGTATTTTTCAAGTATTGCCGCTAAAGCGTCACGCTTTCTGTCTCGCTGAAAACCTGTGATTTCATCAATAAGCGCAACAATACCAACCCGGGCAAAGCCTCTTATAAGTATTTCGGCACGATCGGCAATATGGGATTGTTGTTTGAGCAATGTGCCTTCTTTGCGCGCAGCTAAAATTGCGTCACAGATATCAGCCAAAATTGTTGCTGGGTAAGCCATGCCAATCACATTGCTAGATGGATATCTGAATTTGATAGGGTTCTGGAGCTGATGAACTAACTCACTGTTTATAAAGGGTAATACCCTGTCGCTGGTAACTAAGTTAACCAATCGCGCTGACGCGCTTGCTGGGTGAAACCCTAATCCGCTACCAACTCCACCCGCAGCAAGTACTCGAGTTTTATTATCATCATTCAATACGTAGCATTCTAAGAAGATATCACCAATTTTAAGTGGTTCATCTGGTGATCCATATGCCACTTCAGGAAGGGCGGCTAACTCCTTTTTTGCAGCTGCTGCCTTTCTAGCAGATTCCTTACGCTCTTCAGGAGTCATTTTAGCAGCCCTTGCTTTACCGCCTTTGGCTTTTCCTTCCGGCTCGTTATTGTTTTCGTGTTCGGTGATATCTGCCATCTCATTTTGCCCGTGTTGTGAATGTACGAACATTTAACCATATGTACGTTAATACGTGCAAATAATATTTTGTATGTAAAAAAGGCCGCATTTCTGCGACCTATGGGTTAGGTTAATAGCTTGAAGCTTTGACCAAATAGAACGACTCCAGCTTCCTACGACCTGATTCGTCCCTTCAAATACTTCTCGTAAAGTTCATCTAATTCTTTCAGGCGAATCGAGAAGATTCGGAGCATGTTCTGTTGCTCTTCTTCCGGCAACTAGTGAATGTTCTACCTTTCACATCAACACCATGACGATAACCACTACGAACGCTATAAATAGCACTGCCATAGAAATGATCGCAAAAGTTGTTGAGTCCTTAAAGTACGTTTTATCCTGCCCATTCACAGGACCAATGAGTACGATCCAGATGAAAAGGAAGGTGAGACAAAGAACGGCGATAGAAATTAAAAATAGACCAGTTTTCAATCGTGTCCCTCGTCGTTTGCACCAGATGCTTACTACTCAGAGTCGCCCTTGATTCGTCTACTCATGTATTTTTCATACAACTCATCCAGCTCCTTCAGGCGAAGCGCGAAGATGCGGAGCATGTTTTGTTGCTCTTCATCCGGCAGTTGGCGATAAAGCTCCAGCAGGCGCTGTTCGTCAGGCTTGAGTCCGTCTTTCTCTCCGACATCCTCACCGAGTAACCACGGCACCGATACACCAGCTGCGTCAGCGACAGCGAGAGCGGAATTCTTGCTGATCACGCCTTTTTTAAACCAGCCGTTCACAGACTGCGGGGTTACCCCAGCAACCCTAGCCATATCGGATTTGGTCATGCCGCGTCCGTTCAGCTCTGATAGGCGCTCAACAAGTATCGGATTAAGTACGGTTTTCTCTTTCATGTTTAAAAGAATAAGCCTTTTGCTTAAACTTGGAAATTCGCCTCAGGCTTGACAATAAATTAAGTCTGAGGCTTAATTTGGTTGTATTCAAATCGGAGACAACGATGAACGGGTTAACAAAAGCCATTAAGTCCGCTGGTACTGCCACAAATCTCGCAACCATGCTGGGCATCAAGCCGATGTCAGTCAGCCGCTGGAAAAACCGGTACCAAGGCGTGGTGCCTGCTGACCGGGTCCTACAAATCTACGCGGCCACTGGCGTAACGCCCCACGAACTGCGCCCAGATCTCTACCCAAACCCCAGTGATGGTTTACCTAAACAGGAGCCTTAACCGTGCAAACACTTTCTTTTCATCAGAGTAACAGAGCACCCACAGAACGCCTGATATTCAACTGTCATCAGGAAGCTAAGGCACAGCCACCCATCGATCACCGTGCAATCTGTTCGGCTGTACGCGCATGGGCGGCGGCAGAAGGGCGTCTGGTTGCTGCACTACAAATCCAGATGTCGGCTGAAGAGTTGCATCTGAAAGGCGTCGACCTTACCGGCCAACCTGAAGTCTGGAACGTGAAGCTGTTTCGCTGGCTGGATAACAAAGAGGACTCAGCAGTTTACCGGGACAACGTTAAGCAGTTGGCGCCGGCAATTATGGCTGCATTGCCTTTGGCGTACCGGGATCGACTGATTAAGCATGACGATATTACGGTCCGCATTGCCCGGTCGGTGAAGGAGGATGCAGAAGCACTTCAGGCTGTCGTTCTGAATGCACCGAAGCAGGTGCGACTTAAGGAAATCAGCGAAAAAATCGTTGCCAGTTTCTACCTGGATGGGCCGGACTCTGTGGCGCCATTGATGGCTATGGTTACAACGATGCTGGGGGCAATGTGAAGACTTCAGAAAAGGCGAAAGCCGCGGTGCTCGAACACCAACGGCTTTCAGGTGCAAAAACGGAAAGGTAATTGCGAGTTCATTATGACAAATACATGTACAAAACACCAGGTGAAAGGGGCATAGCTATGTCGAATGTCGCTTACGCTGATTTCTCGGCACGTAGTGCCGTCAGGAGCAACCGGATGGAGAACCAGAAGACCGGATTCATCCCGTTGTACCGGAGTGTATTGAAGAAGCCCTGGGCGAAAGATGTCTTCCTGCGCACATTGTGGGAAAACCTTCTGTTGGGCGCTGCCCGTCAGCCTTATACGGCGAACTTTAAAGGCCATCAGTGGCCTCTGCAACCGGGACAACTGGTGACCACCTCAGCCGATCTTGGCCTGAAATTATGTGACCGGGCAGGGGAGCCAACAAGCCGTCACGCGGTGGATCGGATGCTGGCTATTTTCGAGAAGGAGGGGATGATTTCGACCGCCGGAGAGAAGAGAAAAGGCACAGTAATAACCATCACAAATTACATGCTTTATGCTCAAAAAACGGACGATTTACCCGCGCAATTCCCCGCGCATTACCCCGAGCATAGCGCCGCGCATGACGAAGCCAGTAATGGCGGGGCTTTCGGAGGTGATGCCGCGCATTCTCCCGCGCATAAGGCCGCGCATTTCCCCGCGCATCATGAACAAGAAGGTAATAACAACAATATAAATAATAAGATCTCTTCGTCTCGGAATTCTGAAGAATCCCGAAACGAGGCAACTCAAAAATTCCTCATTCGCCACCCAGAAGCTGCTGATGGGATCTACACCCCAGCAGGTAAGTCATGGGGTACTGCTGACGATCTCAAAGCCGCTCGCTGGATTCACGCCATGCGTCTGACGGTCAATGCAAGTCTCAACGAACCCAAATGGGTTGAATGGGCTAACACAATCCGCCTGATGCGCCTTCAGGACAACCGTACCCATTTTGAGATTTGCGACCTGTTTAAGTGGGCTAACAGGAATGACTTCTGGAAAGACAACATCCTGAGTCCCTCAAGCCTGCGAAAACAGTGGGACCAACTAGCGACCAAGCGCAAGCGTAGTGACGAAAATGCCGCAGCAACAGGAGTGAAGTGCAAGGTCGACTTCAACAACACAGACTGGATCAACGGGGTGTTCGATGAAAAGTCTTTCTGAGCAAATGATCAACTTGGAACGTGAAAACTTCGGTCGTGTAGCAAACGGGTTGCCAGAGCTTAAGGCTGCTCAGGCAGAACAGACAGCAGAAATTTTCAACACCCTGTTCAGTGCTCTTCGCGCCGCATTTCCAGCCAGCTTGCATAGCTTCAACGATCAGGGCGAGTTCAACGAACTGCGCCGCCAGTGGGCCCTCGCATTCCACGAAAACGGGGTTACAACGATGGAACAGGTCAACGCCGGGCTGCGGGTTGCGCGCCGTCAGGAAAAACCGTTTCTGCCTTCCCCTGGCCAATTTGTCGCTTGGTGTCGCGAAGGTCGCTGTGCGCTTGGTATCACCGTTTCTGACGTCATGACTGAGTACTGGAAATGGCAGAAGCTTGTTTTCCGCTACCCGTCGAGCGAGCAATACCCATGGGCGAAGCCGGTTCTGTATCACATTTGCATCGAGCTTCGTCACCGGAGCACTGAAGGCCAACTGAGCCGCAATGAGCTCGAGCGTGAGGCCATTGATGTTCTGGATAAGTGGGAAAGGCGCGTTATATCCGGCAAGCCAATTCCCCCAATCCGCCGCTCGATTGCGGCACCGTCAAAAGCGAGTGGTCCCACACCAGCAGAGATGCTGATGGCTAAATATAAACAACGCAAAGACTCTGGTCTGATTTAACAGGAGAACTCATGGAAACCGTAATTCAAGCACTGGAGAAAATGGGCCGGGCAACTTATCGCGAAGTGGCTGAACGTCTGGATATCGAGCCTGTTGAAGCGTTGAACATGTTGCGCGAACAGCGCGATCAGGGGTTGTGTGATTTCGCTGATGGCGGCTGGTTCCTTGGGTCAGTAACGGATGCGAAGCGTGTAACTTTCGTTCCACCGGCAAATCCCGTTCTGCATGTTGAAGCGCGAGAGCCTGTTGACCCGGCTGTGATTCGTATCCTCCTTGCGAAGAATGGCGCCATGGATACTGCTTCACTGGCAAAAGAGGTGAACCGCAACGGTCGCGGTATGACCTCAGCAATGCACGCGCTGGAGCGCCAGGGCATGGTGGTCAAGAACGGGCAGGGCAAGGGCGTTACCTGGTCACTGCCGGTAACTACGGAAATTGCTGAAGCATCAGAAGGTCCAGCCACACCATTAGCAATCGCAGCACCTGAAGTGGCGGAGCCAATTCAGCCTAAGGATATCGCGAAGATTGTCAGTGAGATCCCCTCATTCACCGAAGGGCGCGTAACAGTCCAAGCTGTGCCGACTGTACGTGTTATCTCCCGCGAAATCCGCCGCGCTAAGAGCAAGCTGGCGAACCTGGAGAGATTGCGCGATGCAGTGCGCGTAGTTGGCCGTCATAAACATCTCGTGCAACAGCTGGTAACTGCGGAGGTTGATAATGGCAAGGCCTAAGACCAACCAGGAACGTAGCTTGTTCATCGCCTGGATTATCGAGATGGTGAAAAAACATGGCCGCGCAACGACCAAAGATATCGTGGACATGTTTGGCCTACATCGCTCCACCGCTGAGAAGTACATCCGGGTAGCCATCAAACAGGGTGAACTTATCCGGCATGGCCGTTGCGGCATTTTTCGCGACCAGCGCGCAGTTATCGACTTTGACATGGAACGTTATACGTAAAGCAGGATACAGGGCTGATTTAAAAGGTAATGCCGCTTAACTGCGGCATTTATAAGGTTATGACGGTCTGCTATGAGCGAAGAGCAGAAGTTAGTCAATTATTGCCGATGGTTTTTCATGCTCGGGGGACTAATAGCCTGCGCTGCCAGGTGCCCGACAGAAGTGAGCTGATTACATGTCTGTTTCCCGTTTTTACCGGCTGAATTTTCACCAGACTGGTGTCATCGTGGATGTGTGCCCTCCGGTGAACCTGTAACACGCCTGCGATAAAAAAGTATTTTTTTGCATCCGTTTTCTCCGCTCATTCGTATTAGTAGATGAGGGCACTTCAGCCCGTACTGAAACGTAATGAGGGACGTCAAAATGAAAAAATTCATGCCAGCCATGTTAATATCTGCTCTTGTCTTCAGCACCGCCTCTCAGGCAGCCATGATGGACAGTAACACCAGTAACACCGTGATGGTCGGTGGCGCGGCCATGTATCCTTCTAAAAATATTGTCCAGAACGCCATTAATTCCAAAGACCATACCACTCTGGTTGCGGCTGTCAAAGCGGCCGGGCTGGTGCCAACACTGGAAAGTAAAGGCCCTTTCACCGTTTTTGCGCCGACAAACACCGCTTTTGAAAAACTGCCTCCGGGTACTGTCGACTCATTGCTCAAGCCTGAAAATAAACAAAAACTCACGAGCGTTCTGACATACCACGTTATTGCTGGGAAGCTGGATATGAAATCGCTGGAGCAGAAAATTAAAGCGGGTGGAGGTAAGGCTGAACTGAAAACCGTCAATGGTGGCGCTCTGTGGGTGATGGCAAACGGTCCCCACAACATTCAGATTAAGGATGCTCGTGGTGATGTAGCCAATATTACCACCTATGATGTGAACCAGAGCAATGGCGTCATCGACGTCATCGATACCGTGCTCATGCCTTAAAGGGACGTCTATACTGTGTGCAGCCACGAGCCTGTGGCTGCACATTCAGCAGGGAATCCGATGACGACTAATGTACCGTTTATTCATGCGGAAATAATTAAACAAATTGCAGGCGGCGATAGACAAGCCCTGGCTCAGCTATACAGACTTCTCTCCCCCAGGCTTTTGGGCATTATTTTTCGTCTGGTCAGACGCCGCGACTGGGCTGAAGAGATCCTGCACGATACCTTTATTCAAATCTGGCAATCCGCTATTTATTACGACGAAAAGCGAAGCGAACCCCATATCTGGTTAAGTTATATTGCCAGAAATCGTGCTATTGATTTTCTGCGTCAGCGGGAACTTCGTTGCTGCTCCGTTGAGGATATCGACGAGTCTGAAACCAGTTTTACGCTGATAACGCCTGCAGATAACCTGCATCAGGAAGCCCGTCAGCTACAGAAGTGTATGGCGCATCTACCCCCTGAGCAGCGCCAGAGCATCGCTCTGGCTTACTATCGTGGGCTGTCACAGACAGAGATTGCCCTGTCTATGGCGCAACCGGAAGGGACGGTTAAAAGCTGGATCCGTCGTGCATTAACTCACCTCAGGGAGTGCATTGGCCTATGACTATCCCGGATAACGATCCACTCTCTGCCGCCTTTTACGTACTGGGCCTTACTGATGATCTGACTCGGCAGAAACTCGATGAACGTCTCATCGCAGACCCGGATTTTGCGGCGGAAGTTATGCGCTGGCAAAAAGCTTTCAGCGTTGCCGACGTCACCACGGAGGAGCTCATCCCTTCATCTTCTCTCTGGCCTCAGATTGAGCGTGAGATTAACCGAACTTCAATTACAGCCAGAAGCTCATTGGCTCACCTGCGGCCGGTTCACTGGGCAGGATGGGCCCTCGCTGCAGCCCTGGCGGGTATAGTCATATTTACAGACGTGATGAAACCTGAGATATATGACGAATCACGCCCTGTTGCCGTGCTTAAAGGGCCGCAAGCGGATGCGCAGTTTGTGATCAGTATGGATAAATCCGGGTCAGTTATCAGAGTCTCTTCTCTGGGGGTCACGTTGCCTGTGAATAAAAGCCTGCAGCTCTGGATGATAAAAGGCAATTCCGCCCCCCACTCACTGGGCATTATCAGTCATAGCGACATCAATATTTATCGGCTGCCTTCCGGCAGAATGGATAACCAGACTGTATTCGCAATAAGCCTTGAGCCCGTTGGGGGTTCTGAAACAGCAGGGCCATCTGGTTCCGTCATTTTCCAGGGTAAATTTATCTCATTCTGAAAAGTATTGGCTGATAAAGGTCCTGGGTGGGTTCAGTCCTGTATTTGTGTGTTATCCGTGCTCAGACTGATACTGTGTCAACTACTGGGTTTCCCGGACGTCACGACAGAAATCTGAGACCGAATGACGAATATCTCTCTGATTTGGTCCGCAATGAGCGAGGAGCGGACCAAGAGCTGGATAACGTTAGAGTACAGTACTACTAATACCCAGCCACATCACCAACGTGGTCTGGTTTTTTTAGAGAATATGAAGTACTCGCCGAGTAAACCTGTCGTTAAAGGTCGAGATTGCCAAATTCTTCGTAGTGCTCAATCAGCCGTCTTTGGTAAGTCTCGTGGTCCTCGGTAAGGATATTTTGGCCGTGGTATGTCCCATACAGGAAAAAATCCATTACTGTCTGCTGTGCCTTATTGAGGTCAAAGTCTTCAATCTTGAGTAGGTACTTCGCAATGTAAATCCGGCAGATATCTTGTAACAGAAGTGCGACAGCACCAGCTACCCGAAAAGATGCCTCAGGAGATTCTGCGATGTTCAATCTGATCGAGCCTGAGTGCGCAACTGAATTACGAAGGACGTTCAGCCATTTGAGTCGTTTTAGCGTTTTCTCATTTGGATTTTCCGGATACATGCTACCGGCCTTCAAAAAGGCAGCGAGCTTGGCAAGCGCTGACTCATTCGCAACATTTGACAAACGCGGCATAATGTCATTAATCAGACCCTGATTTACATTGGCTTTTTCCAGATGTTCTTTAAATGCTTGGCTCGCAGCCTTAACCTCCTCTTTTACTTCCTTAGTATAAGGATTGAAGCCCGAGATGCTGTACCAGCGGGTATTCAGCCCATCGAGCGCAGCAGATCCCATTGCAATTTTCACGCCGACATTACTATTCGTCATTGCCAAAAGCACCGCTTCCATCGCTTCTCCAGCCCCCGCGTCTCGCAAAATAGGAAGTTGTGCCCAGTCGATCACTGGATATGTATGGAAGAAGTTTTTACTGATGATAGCCTGCCCAGGTGACACGGGCAGGTGCGGCTTGGCACCATTTCCAACCATGATATGGCGCCCGCTGAGTAGCGAAAGAATGACCGATAGGTCGTAGGCTCCATTCACAAATGGATTGTCAGGCAAGAGTACGGAGGCTTGGTTTAGCTCTTCATGCTCCGCAACAACAGCCGTTACACTCCAAGTACCTGGGCTGGAAGGTTCCTCTGTCACGGTTTGCTCGACCCCGGAAGAATTGAAGGTACTCTCAAAATGGAGCCGTTTTGACCGAGCAAAGTCCCCCCCAATGTGCTCCTTTCTAACAGTTATATTGTAGGGACCAATGAAAAAACTCCTTTCAAGGGTGAGATGATGCTCAAAGTTGAAAATTTCTCGATATTTGGTTTGCTCAACGCTCATGCGTATCCTTATTTTTCACAGTGTAATCTGTTGACCTCTCATCTTGGCTAAAAGGCCAAGACTACAGAACAGCGCTTAAGTTAATACAATCCCGCATTTCTAGATTTCAAAAATTTTTTTAGTTTCTAGCGTCTTGAACATTTAGATAATGATATCAATGAATTCACTTTTGGTAATGCTTTAGTCAATCATTATAATTATCAACTTCTGCTCTTGGCACAAAGCGGCCGGTGTGCTGATTTAAAACGGTAAAATGTTGAACCTCTGCGATAACACATTACCGCAACCTTTTACTTAGGCTTTGGTTCGGGGAGATCTTCCTGAAAAATGCGCCCTAAAGAAAAATTTGCCTGATTTTCACTGGGAATGCCGCTTCTAAGCGGCATTTTATTGCATGATCGATAATACAGATCGATATGTAAAAATTGATCTGTTAAAGGGATTATAAAACGGGCAATAAAACAGAAATAGCAACATGACAGGTAGTGTCAGTAGGGGAAAATATAATTCGTTGGGGTTCTGGGGCCCTCAATACGCAGGTAATTGCCAGCCCTAGTGTTTGCGAACCCACTAGGCAGCTAGACAATGGCAGATAGAAATAAAGCATTATCTCACGCGTTAAAATGGCAATTAAACACAACTAAATCAATGTGATGTGCGTTATTGTCAGTGCCCGGTCAGCACCAGCATACCTAACCAAATTGAATAAGAACTGTTTATGCATACAGTGTTTTGTTGTATGGTTTAGACGCTACAGTGAAAAACTGATTTTTTCTTCCGGCGAACCTATTAGGAAAATTGCGGCATTTGATATTTTGGTTGTGCCAAGGGGACTTCTCCCCGCCGGAAGAGTGTATTTGTGGATAGCGAAGAAGGGGTATGTGTGTGAACGAAAGTCAGGAACAAGCAGACTGGTACGATATTATTCGGCGCTCGGACGGGAGGCTTATGGGATCTATGCCTCTTGAGCGCCGATACCTCGTTTACTGTCAAAATGGAATGGTGTCATGCCGTCCGTTAATGGAGGATGAAGGTATTTTTAATTTGTCTTCTGGAACCCGATTTCTTCGCCGCCTTGGCTACCGTATAACGCAACCCTCTGATATCATAATTTCAACGGACTGAACACCCGTTAACCTGATGCGCCACGGAGAACACCATGGCGCAATTACAACTCATCAAGCAGTCATCAGGAATCCTGATCCCCGCTACGCCGGAGACCAGCGAATTACTGCAATCAAAAATCAAGCTCGGCGCTGTGCTGGTGGCCGACTTTAAACAGGTCCGTAACCCGGCATTTCACCGCCGCTTCTTCGCACTGCTGAATCTCGGTTTCGAATACTGGGAACCAACCGGCGGCGCTATCTCATCCAATGAACGCAAGTTGGTTACCGGCTACGCCAAATTCCTCGCTTCATACGGCGGGAACGAAGGCGCACTGCTGGATGCCGCTGAGCAATATCTCGATCGCATCGCCGATAAGCGGACTGGCAGTATAAGCGTCTGCAAATCCTTCGATGCCTACCGCGCATGGGTGACAGTTGAATCCGGTCATTACGATGCCATCCAGCTGCCTGACGGCACTCTTCGCAAACATCCCCGCAGTATTGCCTTCGCCAATATGGACGAAACCGAGTTCCAGCAACTCTACAAAGCCGTGCTTGATGTTCTTTGGCGCTGGTTTTGTCCAGGGCATTCAGGGACCAGCGCGAAGCAGAGAACGCAGCCGCGCAACTGATGAACTTCGCAGGGTGACGGCGATGAAAGAAACTTGGTTCCATTACCCAGAGTGCACCACACAGCAGGCCGACGAGCTGCTGGCTCAATACCGGCGCCGCGGCGTGCGCGTTGAACGTAGCCTCAACCCCGATTTCATCACCTGGACCGTTAGTGCCCGGCTGCCGGAAATTAATCATCCGCCGCGTGCCAATCGCTGCTGGCAAAACCGGATGTGGGGGTGAGCGTGGCTAAGATACCCCGTCGTAAGTGCACGAACAAAGATTGTCGCCAGTGGTTCCATCCTGTGCGTGACGGTCAGATCGTTTGCTCGTATGACTGCGCCAGCGCGGTCGGGAAAGAACAAACTCAAAAGCTAAGAGAGGCCGTGCAGCGCAAGGAGCAAAAGCAACAGCGGGAAGTGGAGAAAGCAGGGCGCCAGCGCCAAGTGGAACGCCGGCAAGCGGTGAAGCCAATCAGCTATTTCATTCGCCAGGCTCAGCAGGCATTCAACGAGTACATACGGTTCCGGGATCGCCATCTACCGTGCATCAGTTGCAGTCGCCACCATGACGGCCAATATCATGCTGGCCACTTTCGCACGACCGGCGCCAATCCCGAGTTGCGTTTCAACGAAGACAACTGTCACCGCCAGTGCGCGCCCTGTAATAACCATCTGTCAGGAAACCTGATCGCCTATCGATCAGCCCTAATTCAGAAGATAGGCCAGGCGCGCTTTGATGCCCTTATGGGTCCGCACGAAATACCGAAATGGAAACGAGAAGACTACGTCCGGATACGCGATGAGTACCGCGCAAAACTCAAAAAGCTTAAACAGCAGGAGGCCGCATGAAACCCGAGCTGATCGAAACACTCCGGACACGCTGGCAGCGCCTGCGCATTTTCCGCCGGCCGGGTTCCGTGCTGGCGGACTACCGCACCCTTCGTAACTTTATTCGCATATACCATATGGCAGGAGCTAGAGCATGAATCTCGAAAATACAGTGAAATACCACTTCGCTAAATCCACGCTGATTAGCGACTCTCCGCGCTCTACTGCGTCAGACTCATTAACCGGTACTGATATCATGGCTGCAATGGGTATGACACAGGAGCGAGCTGCAATGGGGTACAGCGCGTTCCTCGGAAAGATGGGCATTAGCCAGAATGACCGGGAGAGGGCGATCGAACTTCTGGCTGAATACGCCCTGACCAAATGCGATAAGGTGGCCGCGCTCCGCAAGCTGGGTTCCTCGGCTAAGCCTCTGGTGATATACCAGTTGGCTACCTTCGCTTTTGAAGATTACTCGCGCAGCGCCGCCAGCACGAAAAAGTGTGATTGTTGCGATGGTGAGGGGTTCATTGAGGCTGATGTGTTCACAATGAAATCGCACTACACCATGAAGCTCCCGCAGTGGGCAAAAGACCTTAAGCAATCGCCGGGCGATTTCGAGGTCAAGCGGCAGGTGAAAGAGGTGGCTCGGATACTGTGCTCAGCCTGTAAGGGTAAGAAGGTAATCAGCTGCGCCTGCAATGACTGCCGCGGGCGCGGGAAAGCGGTGAATCAGGAGCTCACTGAGGAGCAGGGTGTACCGGTTCTGTCCGATTGCAAGCGCTGCGGTGGTCGCGGGTATGAACGCATTCCATCAACCGAAGCCTATGCAGCTGTTTGCCAGATAACAGATGCCATCACTCTGGATACCTGGAAAAAGTCAGTGAAACCGTTCTACGACCAGTTGATCTCCAAATTCGACATGGAAGAAGCGTGGGCCGAATCACAGCTGAGAGCAATAACTCGATAGCGACATAAATAATCGTGCTCTATTTTATTGTGAGCTATTTACTTTTCCCGAATCTGTGTTAATTTCTCTCTAACGATGGGTTACTGCCTTCGTTTAAAGCCCTGCGGTTAACACCGCGGGGCTTTTTGCTTAATAACGATTTAAGAATTTCTAAAACCATCAAATCTGTAGCCTCTTATAATTTCCTCATCAACTTCCGGGAGGGGATATGGAAGAGGGTTTTTATTGGATACAGCACAACGGCATCAGGCAGGTCGCTTACTATACCCACGGTGTAACTGAAGACCTGGAAACAGGCCAATCCATAACAGGGGTCTGGCATTTGACGCAGGGCGATGACATCTGCGACAACGGCGAAGCCGAAGTTTTACAGGGGCCTCTTTCGCCGCCCGAATAATTACACTAACTAATACGAAGGCTGCCTTTTGGCGGCCTTTTTTTATTTTTACGCACAGCACCCGCACATAGCGAGGTGAGAGACGATGAAAATGCATAACGATCCCCACTCCTGGACGGAGTTTATCGAACTGCTCCACAGTTGGTGGCGCGGTGAAACGCCGATGGGTGCCGTATTGCTGTCGGTGGTCATGGCTGCCATGAGGATCGCCTACGGCGGTGGTGGCTGGAAGAAAATGATTCTGGAGGGCTCTATTTGCGGAGCGCTAACTCTTACAGCTGTCTCAGCTCTTGATTACTTTAACCTTCCGCAGTCACTGTCAATTGCTATCGGTGGAGCGCTGGGCTTTGTTGGTGTTGAACAGGTTAAAGCTGTAGCTGGCAGGGTGTTTAGTTCTCGATTCGGAGGTGGCGATGCAAACCAGTGATAAAGGTATTGCCCTGATCAAAGAGTTCGAAGGTTGCAAACTCACCGCCTACCAGGACAGCGTAGGCGTCTGGACGATCGGCTATGGCTGGACTCAGCCTGTAGATGGGAAACCAATCCGCGCAGGAATGACCATTAAGCAGGAGACGGCAGAACGCCTGCTGAAGACCGGCCTGGTAAGCTATGAAAGTGATGTTTTTCGCCTGGTTAAAGTCGGGCTGACTCAGGAGCAATTCGATGCCCTGGTGTCGTTCACGTATAACCTCGGCTCTCGCTCATTGTCGACTTCGACACTGCTGCGGAAACTCAACGCCGGTGATTACGCTGGTGCTGCTGAAGAGTTCCTGCGCTGGAACAAAGCCGGTGACAAAGTCCTGAATGGGCTGAAACGTCGACGTGAGGCGGAGCGCGCTCTGTTCCTGTTGTGATTACCCTTGCTGATATCAAACCTGCATGGCGTTCAATAGCGCTGTTGGTTGTGATTATCGTCGTTGCAGTGCTGTGTGTCCTGCTGGCAAATAGCCGAACCGATGTAGCTACGTTGCAGAGTGATATTGACGTTCTGCGAAATGACAACACTTTGCAAGGGACGGTTATCTCAACACAGGCTCTTAACTTTAACCGTTTTAACCAGGTAGCCGAAAACGCCAGCCGCAACAATTCACTGATTGATGCCAGCGCCGATAACACCGTTATCGAATACCGGGAGATTCTCCGCCGTGAAAAAACCTGTGATCTGCCTGTTCCTGCTGATGTTGCTGGTGGGGTGCTCGAATACGCGAACCGTTTACGTGCCAGCGCAATGCACCCCGATACCAGCAGCGCTGACACAGCCAATGATAGCGCCACTTCCCCCGGCTCAATAACCTACTGTCAGGCTGTTCTCTGGATTAAGCCGCTGCTGGCAACAATTGAAAAGGGCAATAACAACTTCGCTGGGATTCGTGACATAGAGAAACAGCGGCGGACACCATTAGAGGGTGAAAGATGATTGCAACCATCTGCACAATTCAGGTCTGGTTGATAATGGGCATTGCGGGTATTTGTGCCATTTTCTGTGCATTCATTGGCTTGCTGTTCCTTATCAACTGGCCTAAATGAACTCTCCGTCATAAACCAGGTGGCAACCCGCGATGTCTCAGCGAACAGAGCAACCAATAACCTCGCAATAGCGGGGCTTTTTTCTAACTGAGGATTACCAATGACCGTACGTGCTAAATTTTTCTGCCAATCAATTCAGAAGGCAGAAGATGATTCATATCGAACCATCCACATGAGCCCAGTGACTGTTGACACCGAAGAAAACAAGTCGTGGTCAAAGTACACGCCTGGCGGTCAGTTAACGATACATGTGTCCAACCCGGCAGCTTTCGAACAGTTCGAGCAGGGCAAAGAATACTTCATTGATATTCAGCCGGCGCAGTAACCATTACAAAGCTCATCTGCTGGTGGGCTTGAGAATGGTCGCCCCGCACACTTGATAAAACTTTATGCAATTATCTTACGTAACTGTGTTTGCGCTTGTTCGTCCAGTTTGGCGTAATCCGCTATTTGTTTAATTAATGATTCTCTGTTGTTAGTCATCAAAGAGATAATGTAACTGCCAGTTCTCCGATCATAAATACTGGCAAAGTGAATAGAGGATAATTTTGAATGCTGATAGCTTATTGAGATGTTATCGCTGATTTTTTTCTTTTCCATAACTTAATGTCGCAAATAAAAGTAAATTTAAGAAGTTTTTTTGGTTCTGCTTTTCTAAGTAGGATGCCCTGTTTCGGGTAACCAAAACTACATCAATACTGCTAAAAGTAGTAGGAATAATCTTAGGTTATTGTTGTTTTTGGCACAATATGAATAATAAATTCGACTAAACACAACGATAACAACCGATGAAAATTCAATCTATTACAATCGCTTTGCTGGTGGCGATATCGTCACCTTCATACTCAGCATTTCAGGAAAGGGAATACAATACCTGGTATCAGAAAGATTCTGTGCTTTACGACATTACGCAGACCTCAGAGGGGTTGCCCGTCATGATAAGCATCTCGCAACCAGGACGGGGATCAGCCAATATGCTGGTATCTTTTATATCCGATGGTGACTGTGGGGAAAAGAAGGGTCTGCTTAATGTGAACGGGAAGGATGTTCCTGCAACATACAGCTGCGTATCAGTCGGAGCAAACAGGTTCGAACACTTCGTATTAAATGATGCCGAAAAGGTCAATGAGATGGTTAACCACCTAAAGTCTGATTTCACGTTGTTGCTTCAGAACGATATTAAGGTCTGGGCAGCAAACGTAAAGACACCGAAGTATGGTATAGCGCCAAGATTTTAAATCATTAGATTTAACCGCCTGAGGGCGGTTTTTTATTGCCATCACAACTTGGCTTTAGACATATTCACTCCCATATGAATGATGTCTTTTCTTTGTTGAATACGATACTGGCGCTATGCCATTCCTTACCGTTAAGTAGCATTTCAACGCACTGAGTAGGGTAAAGGTCATCAGCGGGTTGAAACCGTTCGTATTCTGAGTCAGCACTGAGCATCACATCGTGATTCATACTGACTATCCAACCATCTGGATTCATGGGATTAGGCTCCCGGACGCACAAAAGCCTGGCTTGAAAGAAATCATCAGGCAGGCCTTCGAGCATACAGCCTGTGGCCCATTGAAGAAGTTCTTCTGTTGAATGTTCTGACTTGGTGACTTGTTGTTTATGCTGGCTAATGATTAGTCGCTTTAATGTGTTGAGAAAAGACAACATACCGCCTCCTTGGTTTTGTCAATAGTAGCATATAATTGCCATCACCATGGGCAGACCCATCGTAATGGCAATATCCCTACAGGCAATAACAGTGCCGGCTGAGTAAGAAACCAAGGGCGACGGGCAGACTGTCAGTTGAACTGGAATGTCGGTGGTGACTATTTATGATCGCACTTGGCTTTAACATCCCCAACAAAGGAACCCACCGCATCCTGCATAACATTGTTGGAGTTTGTTCTGTTCAGAGTCATAAATGCTTTTGTGCCATCAGTAGAAATCTGCCATGTCTGAATCGTGATCCCTAAGTCAGTTTGGTACGTTCCAATCATTGATGTCGGGCTGATCAAGGTGTAGTCCATGATGCTGTCAGTAACGGATGGGGAATTTTTGTCAAAATTAAGGACAAACACCTTTCCGGAGTATCCGTCTTTTTGGAACTCAAATTGATTGAACTGCTTGGAACCTACGCCACTGAGATTTCCAACGACCCAGCAACCCGCATTAGCTGATGAAGCTGCAAATAAGAACATTGCGCCTAATAAGCATCTCTTTGTCATTCTTAATGATCCCTGATTATTATTCGAATGGATGGTACTCACGTAGAAATAATAACCGTATTCGAATTTTGGTAAAGATTTCCAACTGACAATTGTAATTTAGAGAAAAACTATGGCAAAACCGGACTGGGGCGTGCTTCAGCAACGGTTAACTGTTGTAGCTTAAACTCGTTTTCCGTCTACTGAAACACTTGCCTGAGCTGAACTATTTGGTATGTAAATTTTGACTTTTGATCCACTTTCGGTAATCACCTCAATCGTCACAGATGTCGGTGGTGCGCCAGTGTCATCGCCTGTGAAGGCAGTAACGATTTCTTCAGAGGTTCTATCCTCAATGATTGGCATAAGGTCGCCGTTAACCAATCCAGCGTAAATTTTTACGTTGCCCATCAGCATCTCCCAAAGGTATTAAAATGGCACTCACCAACAAGCAAGAGATGTTTTGTCGCGAGTACCTCATCGATTTAAATGCCACATAAGTGCAGTACCTTTACCAGATTGTTAACATTACAAAATGATGGTTAAAGAGCAAGACTGTGCATTCACTTTGACGACCTTAAACCGTAACAAAGCCATTGATACTGGAATAAAAAACCGCTGCCATCTTGGCGTAGGAAAGTGACGTACATTCACGATAGTGTATCCGTACTTTAGAGCCAGATTGTGTAACATAGCCAGTCTCTTTGAATCGATTAGATGACTCTCCATTGATACGCTTGTATGACCATTTTTCTTAAGTTTCTTCAATGCATTAATAAATGACGTTTTGAGTTTATATACACCTTTTTTATTTCTTGGTGTGCCAAAGATAGCCATATGAAGAGTTACATCTTTTTTTCTTTTATCAACATAGAGAAATCTTCCTGCGATACCATGAGTGAATAAAGTGTAAAGAATCAACACAGCAAGCAATATCATTAGCGTTGTAAGTAGCCATTCCATCGAACACTCACCTCATCATTAACGTTTGTAAGATCATTAACGGCAGAAAATTAATAAAGTTTAACTAAGGATCACCAGTGAAATCACCCGACTGGGAGGCCATCGAGACGGCGTACCGGGCCGGAGTGATGTCCCTCCGAGAAATAGCATCTCTACATGGTATTAGCGAAGGGGCTATCCGTAAGCGTGCCAAGCGTGACGACTGGTCGCGCGACCTGAATGCGAAGATTCAGCAAAAGGCTGACGATCTGGTACGCAAACAGGAGGTACGCAGAACGGTACGCAACGAAAGCACTTTGACCGAACGCGTACTGATAGAGGCGACTGCCGAGGTGATTGCCACGGTACGCATGGAGCATCGGGGAGACATTCGTCGGGCTCGCGAACTGACAAACATGCTATTCGATGAGCTGGCCGGTGAGTGTGGCGATGTGGCTGCGCTTGAGATGCTCGGCGACCTGATGCGCCGTGAGGATGATAAAGGTCAGGATAAGCTCAACGATCTGTACCACAAAATAATCAGCCTGCCTTCCCGCGTTAAATCCATGAAAGATCTGAGCGACAGCCTTAAGACGCTGATCGGCCTCGAACGTGAGGCCTACAGCATCGAGAATAAGGCTGAAACGAAAGAAGTCACACATAACGTCATGCTGGTGCCAACCAGTGACAGCGTGGATGACTGGGAAGCGGCAGCGCAGAAACAACAGGATGGGGTGCTCGGTGGATGAATTACAAAGCCGTCTGGAAACCTTTACCGGGATCGCAATCGCTCTCCCTGAGTTGCCCGTGTAACGAAATTCTTTACGAGGGGACACGCGGCCCGGGGAAAACTGCGGCGCAGCTGGCGCGCTTTCGCCGCCTCGTTGGTCTGGGCTATGGCTCGTTCTGGCGTGGTGTTATTTTCGATACCGAGTATAAAAACCTCACCGACATCATCACCCAGTCGAAGCGTATGTACCGCCTGTTTAACGACGGTGCACGCTATCTGGCATCCGCCAGTGAATTACGTTGGGTGTGGCCGACAGGCGAAGAGCTGCTGTTCCGTTTTGGGAAAGAAGAGGGCGACTACTGGGATTATCACGGTCAGGAATTCCCGTTCATCGGATTCAACGAGCTGACCAAGCAGCAGTCTGGAGAGTTCTACGAGATGATGTTCTCCTGCCGGCGCTCTTCGTTCCGGCCTGAGAACTATCCGCGGGATGATGGCTCGTTACTCAAGCCGATCCCGCTGGAGACGTTTAGCACGACCAACCCGTTTGGCATCGGCCATACCTGGGTGAAAAAACGCTTCATCGAGCCCGCGCCGCGCGGCACCATCATTCGCGAAACGCAAAAAGTGTTTAACCCGCAGACCGAGCGTGAAGAGGACGTGACGCTGACGCGCGTGGCTATACACGGCTCGTTCAAAGAAAACCCTTATTTGGATCCGCAGTACATCGCGACACTGATGGCTATCAAGGACCCAAACCGGCGCAAAGCGTGGGTAGAGGGTTCCTGGGATGTCACCAGCGGCGGACGCTTCGACCATCTGTGGAATGCCTCCCATCATGTCATTAAGCCATTCCGCATCCCTGACAGTTGGACGGTTGACCGCTCCCATGACTGGGGTGAGTCGAAGCCGTTCTCTAACCTCTGGTGGGCACGCGCAGACGGTACCGCCGCAGAGCTCTCTGATGGTCGTCATTTCTGCCCGCCTGCCGGGTCGCTGATCCTGATTGGTGAGTGGTACGGCTGCCCGCCGGACGAGCTCAACAAGGGTCTGAACATGTCATCCACCAACGTTGCCAAGGGCGTGGCGTGGGCTGATAAGCGGCTGGTGGGCGTAGAGCTTGCTGAGCCGGAAGAGATAAAACTCAATGGGGTAACTCAGGGGCAACTCAATATCATGCCCGGCATCTGTAAGAGGGTTCTCCCTGGCCCGGCTGACGGGGCGATCTACAACACTGGTGATGATGAGTTATCCATTGCTCAGAAGATGGAATCTCAGGACGTTAAGTGGGTGCCATCCAACAAAAAACCGGGATCGCGTGTGAACGGTGCGGCTCTGTTTGCTGACATGCTTGAGGCCGTTGTCGAAGGTAAGAAACTTGAATCCGGCATCCCAGAGAAACCTGCATTTTACGTTTTCGACTACTGCCGTGGCTGGATAAGCCGTGTGCCGGTACTCGTGCGCGACAGCAAAAATCCTGACGATGTAGATACCCAGCAGGAAGACCACGACTGGGATGCTACCCGATATGCCGTTCTGCATTCACCACCAAAGAAAGTCGGCAAAGTCACCAACCTGAGGCTCTAACTCCATGCCTGATATTTCAACACCCAATCTGGACTATGGGAACATGGTGCAGGCGTGGGACGTTAACGACGCCCTGATGGGCGGCACGCTGTATATGCGTCAGCTTGGCGAAGCATTCATGCCACGCTGGCCGAAAGAAGACAAAGAGGACTATAAGAAGCGCCTCGACGTGGCCACGCTATTGCCAGCCTACGAAGAGACGATTAACCAGAATGTTGGGCGTGTTTTTGCTGAGCCCATCCAGCTTGGTGAAAACGTACCGGGTGCGCTGCGTGAATTTGCAAAGGATGTGGATCTGGAAGGTACTCGCCTTGATGTCTGGGCGCAGGCATTCTTCAGCCTGGCGATGCAGTATGGCCTTTCTCATGCGCTGGTGGATTTTCCGCGCGTAGACGCCGAACAGGTGAAGACCAAGGCAGATGAAAAAGCCACCGGCGCGCGACCCTACGTAACCATGCTCAATCCCCGCCAGCTAATTGGCTGGAGGTCGAAGATGGTCGGCGGTAAGGTTCAGCTCACAGCACTGCGCATCAAAGAGGTTGTGGTTGAAGATGGTGACGACTTCGGGCAGAAGAAAGTCGAGCAGATCCGCTATCTGACTCCAGGGAAAGTTGAGATTTACCGCAAGACTACTGGCGCTGAGGGCTCGGCAACCTGGGCACTGCATGAGGCATGGGAAACTTCCCGCAAGGACATCACGCTGGTCACGCTTTACACCAAGCGCACCGGTTTTATGTGCGGCTCTCCGCCGCTGCTCAACATGGCGTTGCTTAACATCAAGCACTGGCAGAGCCAGAGTGAGCAGGACAACATCCTACACGTCGCCAGGGTGCCAATACTGACAGTTTTCGGTCTCGAGGAGGGGCAGGAGCTGACGATCGGATCATCATCAGCAGCTTCATTCACCGATCGGCAGAAGCAGGGGCTCGAATACGTCGAGCACACAGGTTCCTCCATTGGCGCTGGCAAAGAGTCGCTGGCTGAGCTGGTAGAGCAGATGCGCCAGGCTGGCGCGAAGTTGCTACGTACCGATAACACCTCGACCAAGTCAGTAGACCAGACCTCGGAAGAGAAAATGCAGGAGCAGTCGCCGCTCTACACCATGGCAACCAGCCTGGAAGACGCGATCGACAACATCCTGCAAATCATGGCTGAGTACATAGGCGAGAAGGAAGGTGGCAACGTAGATGTCCGCACCGAACTGGATGTTGAATCGAAAGAGTTCAATCCTCCAGCGGCGATGGCCATTCAGTCACTGCGCCAGGGCGGAGACCTTCGCCGCATCGATGCCATCAAGGCCCTGCAAAAACTCAATCTGATTGATGCTGATGCTGATCCGGAGAAGGTTCTGGATGAGTTGCTGGCCGAGTCTGCATCGCTGACTGAACCACCGCCGGGGGTGTGATATGGCCCGAACTGTCAATGACCGCCTACAGGACGAGACGATAGCGCACGGACTGTATGTGAGCCGCTACGGTACTGGCGTCGCCCGGCGCATGGTGGCGCTACTCAATAAGCTGGATTCTGAACTGGCAGCCAGGTTGCTGGTGCTCCTGGACGGCAAGCGTGCTGATACCTACAGCGCCCGCCGCCTGGCATCGCTGCTGGCTGGTGTACGGGACCTCAACCAGCAGGCCTACGAATTGGTTAATACCGCGTTGACCCGCGAACTGACGCGCTACGTTGATTATGAAGCCGGATATCAGATGGACCTGTTCAACAGCGTAATCCCTCAGCAAATACTGAAACATGTCCCTCTTCAGAGCATCGCGCCAGAGCAGGTTTATGCCGGAGCTGTGGCGCAGCCGTTCCAGGGGCGGTTGCTGAAAGAGTGGGGCAAGAAACTCGAAACGGATCGGCTGGACAAGATTACCAATGCCGTTCGCTCCGGGTTCCTTCAGGGTGAAACGGTAGAGCAAATTGTTAAGCGTGTCGCCGGAACGCCGCAGCGCAACCGTGAAGATGGGGTGATCACCACTGCCCGTCGTGACCTGGCAGTGGTGACGCGTACCGCGGTGAATCACATGGCCGCCACAGCGCGCCAGGAGTTCGCCCAGGCCAATAGCGATATCGTGAAGGCCAAGCAGTGGTCCTCAACACTCGACACGCATACCAGCCAGTGGTGCATTATCCGCGACCGCAAACTCTACACGCTCGACGGCAAGCCGCTGGGGCATGTAGTTCCTTATCTGCGCGGACCTGGCAAAATCCACTTCTGCTGTCGTTCCGGCGAAATCCTAATCACGAAATCGTGGGAGGAATTGCAGATACCACTTGGCGAACTGAACAACGCTACACGCGCCTCGATGGACGGGCAGGTACCAGCGCATACCAGTTATGCCGAATGGCTTACCCGACAGCCGTACGCGCGACAGGAGCAGGTACTGGGCGTTACCCGCGCGATGATGCTGCGTGACGGCAAAATCACTGTGCCGGAGATGTTCAACGATGCCGGGGAGTTTCTCACTCTGGATGCACTACGACGACTGGATGCTGCTGCATTTGAATAACACAAACCAAATTAATCTCAGGCTGCCTTCGGGTGGCCTTTTTTATTGCCATAAGCCGGATGGCGAGTGGTGCAACGGTCGGATGACCTCGAAAAGGTATAAACATGAAACTGAAGACAGTAGAAGTGAACGGCAAACAGTATGCGGAAGTTGATGCTGGTGGTCTGCCCGTCTACGTCCATGAGGATGGGCAGGAAGTTGGCTTTGATGCTGTTCAGGCCGTTGGAAAGATTTCTGCGTTGAATGGTGAAGCAAAATCTCACCGTGAAGCGAAAGAGTCTGCTGAAGCCAGTCTGGCCAAATTTGCCAAAATTGGTGATCCGGCTAAGGCGATTGAAGCACTGGATATGATGACCAAAATTGACCAGAAAAAACTGATCGACGCGGGCGCAGTTGACCAGGTCAGAGCGGATATCACTAAATCATTCCAGAGCCAGCTTGATGAGGCTACACAACGAGCAACGACTCTGGAAGGTCAGCTTTACCAGGAGATGATCGGCGGGCGATTCTCCGGTTCTAAGTTCATCGCAGATAAAGTGGCCATTCCATCAGATATGCTTCAAGCCCGTTTCGGCCAGTCATTCAAAGTTGAGGATGGCAAAGTCGTCGCATACGACGGCGCCGGCAACAAGATTTATTCCCGGTCTAAACCTGGCGAGCTGGCTTCCTTTGATGAGGCGCTGGAATTCATGGTGGAGCAGTACCCTCAGAAAGACCACATCCTGAAAGCCAGCGGTAATCAGGGGACAGGTTCTCGCCAGACCCAACACACTGCCGGTCAAAAGACCATGAAGCGTGACGCGTTCACCACTTTGAGTCCGGCAGAGCAACAATCGACCCTCAAAGACGGTATCACCATCGTCGACTAACCCCTTTACCAGTGGCCGGATGGCGGCTGGTGCCAGAGCTGGATAGCTCAACCAACCCTAATTTATTATCTCGAAGGAAACCATAAACATGGCTGGAAACACACTTACCGGGTTGATCCCGACTATCTTTACGGCTCTGGATACCGTATCTCGTGAACAGGTCGGGTTTATTCCCTCTGTATCGCGTAATGCGAAAGCTGATGCGGCAGCGAAGGGGCAATCTGTCACAGCGCCGGTCGCACCGCCTGCAACGACGGTCGATATCGAACCCGGAGCTACAGCGCCAGATGACGGTAACCAGAATATCGGCAACATTGAAGTTAAGATCACCAAGTCCAAAATGGCGCCGGTCAAATGGAATGGTGAAGAACAGCTGGCGCTTGGCCCTGCTGGTACATATAACACCATCCTGGCCGATCAGTTTAAGCAGGCATTCCGCGCACTGGCTAATGAGATGGATGCCGATCTCGCCGCCTTGTATTACGCATCCTCACGTGCTGTCGGCACCGCCGGCAAAGCTCCATTCGGTACAGCTGGCGATTTATCTGATGCTGCCAATGCGCGTCAGGTTCTGTCTGATAATGGCTCTCCAACGACTGATTTACAGATGGTGCTTGGATCTTCAGCCATTGCTAACCTCCGCGGTAAGCAGTCGGTTCTGTTTAAGGTTAACGAGTCGGGAACCGATTCGCTGCTGCGAGAGGGCATCGTAGGTCGCCTTGAAGGCTTCAATATCCACGAGTCAGCGCATGTTAAAAAACGTGCGGCTTCTGCTGCTGCGGGTTATCTGGCTAATGGCACAAAGGAAGAAGGAGATGTCCTGATCTCGATTGATACTGGCACGGGGGCTTTTGCTGCCGGCGATGTTGTTACGTTTGCTGGTGATAGCAATAAGTACCTGATCGCCGCGGCTACTGCCACGGTTATTACCCTGGCTTCTCCAGGCCTGCGTCAGGCACTGCCAGATAATACCGAAATTACCGCCGTTGACTCTTTCACCGCCAACATGGCGTTTGACCGTAATGCATTCCTGCTGGCATCTCGTACTCCTGCCATGCCTCAGGGCGGTGATACCGCGGATGACGTGATGAACGTTACAGACCCGGTTTCTGGCATCACTTACCAGGTGGCTTTGTACCGTCAGTACCGCCAGGTGCGCTATGAGGTCGGTTTGTCATGGGGCGTCGCTCCAGTCAAAACAGAGCACTCTGTTTTGCTGTTGGGTTAACCATAAGGGGGCTCTGGCCCCTTTGTTTTTCAGGAGGCCCAATGGCCGGATTAACCAAAGAGCAGCGCGCGCAGCGTGAGGCTGAAAAACTTGCAGCGCAGAAAGGTGCTGAACAAACTCCTGCTCAGCAGGAACAGCAGCAGGAACAGCAGCAGGAACAGCAGCAGGAACAGCAGCAGGAACAGCAGCAGGAACAG